CACCCAAGTGAAGCTGGCGCGGCGCTGCCCCGCCTGCAGCTACAGAAAGGGACAGCCATGATTACGGAAGATATTCAGGCTCTCGTCGCGGCGGTATCGCCCGGCCATCCGGCTTGCTGGCACGCGGGGATGGACCGGCAGGCGGTCGCCATCCTGCGCGAAAGGCTTGAGGTGCTGGAGCGCGATGTGGCTGCAATCGAGGCCCAGCTGGTGCCGGGCCACCTGCGGGGCTCGATGCCCCGCGATCCCGCGGCGCTCGACGGCAAGGTGATCACCATGGCCGAGGTCACGGCCCGGGCGCGCGCCCGCCGCAAAGGCTTGATCGTGCACCTGGTGCCGATCGAGGGCGGTGAAGGGGGTGCGGCATGAGCGAGAAAGCATTGGACGCGGCTGCTGTCGCCGCCGGCGATGAAAAGCAGAAGAGGCTTTATCGCGCGCTTTCCGCCGGCATCGACATTGCGCTCAGTGCGTCCGAGAAAGACGGCCTGTCGGTCGGTGACCAGCTGGAGGTTGTCGCGGCCCGCCTCGGCCATCTGGTGTGGATCAACACCTCGCGGGATGACCGCGAGCAGATGCTGTTGCGGCTGGCGGCGCAGATGTACAGAACCAGCGGCCTGCAGGCCACGGCGAGGTCGGCATGAGCAAGCCACCGACCCTCATCTCGGTCCATCCGGGTGGCCAGGTCGTGTGGGGGCGGACGCCCCCGGCGGGCGCCCTGGTGATCGCCAGTGCCGCCCGCTACCGGGATGCCCGGTCGGCCGTTCAGGCGGCGGCACGGCACGCAAGGGACGGCCGCCGTTACTTCGCCTCAGGTGTGCCCGAGGCCGAGAACGAACGGCAGGCCATGGCCGCCGCGCTCGCCTGGCGCGACTGGCTGTGCAAGCGCGACGGCCTCACCCCCATCGACCCACCCTATGTGCAACAGGAGGCCTGACGTGGCCGTTTATTTTCAGCTTGGCGATGCGGTGACCCACCGCGACGGCGACAAAGGTCGCGTCATCAGGATCCACGGGCCGTGCCCCAGCTCTCACGGCAAGCAGCTCGCCTATATCTGCTCGCTCGGGAGCCGATACGCCATCTGCTGCGCGAGCGACCTGCAGTTTGACGACAATCGGTCGGAGCTTTCGGAGGGCGCTCTATTCGCGGCCGATGTCACCATCGCCATCAATGATGCTGCCGGCCGCTCGTCGATCAGCAAGGGCTTGCAGACGACCATCATAGCCGGCGTGCTTGGTAAGGCGATCGCCGACAATTGGCCCGTGGAAACGCAAGAGGAGGTCGTGCGTCTCGCTGCCAGTGCGCTGCATCAGGCCGTGGCTTCGAGTGCGATGACGGCGCGCTCGACCGTCAAGACCGAGGGGCGCGCATGAGCGCCGCCCGCGCCCTGTTCGCGGTGGTGACCGCCCTCGCTCAAGCGCGGCTTGAAAAAGGCCTGACGCTGGAGGCCGTGGCGAGCCGTGTGGGCGTGAGCGCCCAGGCGCTCGACCAGTGGGAGCGGCGGCAGGTCATGCCGCGCCTCGAAAACCTGTTCGGCTGGGCACGGGCGCTCGGCATGACGATCAGAGTTACATCGGGAGAAGACCAATGACCGACATCACGCCGGCTGAGCGACTGGAAGCGACGCTCTCCGTCTATGACATCTTTGGCGCGGCCTGCGTGTGCAGCCGCTGCTTCGCGCAGCAGAGCGTTACCGAGTGCCGCCAGCCCTTTCCGCACCGCGCGGGCTGCGCGCTGGAGGCAGCAGAAACCCACCCGTGGATCCTGATCAATACGGCGGTTGATTGGGCGATGCGCCGCGCCGATCCGGTGCCTGCCGCCCAGCCCGCCACCACTTCGGGCGCATCGACATGACCGGCCTCGCCCGCATCGCCCTTTCGGGCGTCATCACCGCCCCGGCGCGACGTCACCGGGGCCTGCTCGACCGCATCTCGAAACTCCTTCGGAGGACCCTCCATGTCTGATACCGCCGCCGTGCCTGCCGGCTATATGCAGAATGGTGAAGGCCATCTCGTCCCGATCGACCAGATCAAGGCCCACCATATCCTCGAAGATCAGCTCGTCCGTGAAGTCGTCGCGCTGGCGGAAGAGGAGGTGGAATCACTCCGCAAGCTCAAGGCGGTGATCGCCGACAGCGTTGAGGCCCTTATCGCGCTGATCGCCGAACGCTATGGCGTCGTCAAGGGCGGCAAGAAAGGCAACATCACCCTGTCCAGCTTCGATGGCTCGCTCCAGCTCCAGGTCGCGATCGGCGAGTTCACCGATTTCGGGCCGGAGCTCCATGCCGCTAAAGCCCTGATCGACGAATGCCTGACGGCCTGGTCGGCGGGCGCGGGGAACGAGCTCAAGACGATCGTCACGGACGCCTTCAGGGTGAACAAGGAGGGTCGCCTCGACAAGAACCGCATCCTCGGGCTGCGCCGTCACGACTTCGATGACGAGCGCTGGAAGCGCGCGATGGATGCGATTTCCGACAGCATCCGCGTCCAGCGATCGAAGGAGTATTTCCGCTTGTACCGGCGGGCCTCGCCGGATGCGGACTTCGTCCAGATCCCGCTCAACATCGCCCGGGTGTGATCCATGCACCCCGCCCGTGAGCCCAACCCCCAGTCGTGGCAGCGCCGAATCATGCGGCTGGCCGATGTCCTGAGGGCGGTCGGCGACCGCCTCGCCATCGAGCATATCGACGCGCTGGCGGCTGCTGGGGCGGAGCCCGCCGAGGCGGTCAAGGCTCTCGGGATCTCGGTCTCGGGAGGGGTCACCCGCTGGCGGGCGGTGGTGCTTTTTCGAAACCGCTGGCTTGAGCTCGTTCGCGCCGACCCGGGCTTGCTCGCTCCCCACGAGGCGGAGATCGCCACCCGGATGGCCCAGGCCGAAGCCTGCGAGCCGATCCCCACCTATTCCATGGAGGCCAAATGATGCGCCCGATTGTGGATTATGCCCTCGATCTCGATGCCGCGCGCCGCGCTCTGGATGCCGAGATCAATCAGGTGTCCGGGCGGATGGGTAAGCGCGCCCGCCTGCGCGCCCGGCAGCGGATGCAGGACCTCAATTTCGCCGTGGGCCGGGTGATCCTGCTGGCGGCAGGCGAGGCGACCCGGGGCGGCCTCGATGGAGACCCGCTGCGAACCTGGGTGGCCATTACCGCCTATACGATCCAGTGCGGTCTGGTCGAGCGGAGCGACCTTGTCGAGGCGTTCAACGCGCTGTCCGACGTCGGCCCGGGGGCAAGGGCATGAGCGCGCCTCGTCCGTCCCATATCGAGATCGTGATGGGCGCCGCCCGGCGCGTGGAGCGCGGCGTCTGGTTCCGGCCGGAGTTGCTGCTGCGGTATTGCGATCTGCGGCGCACCCAGATCCGCACCTGCATAAAGCACCTTGTGCGGGCAGGCCGGCTCGAAGCCCAGGGCATTGGCGGGGAGCGAATGTACCGCCTGCCCAGCACGGCGGCCTTGGCCGCGCGTGACGCGGCTCTGATTGCCGAGGCCGTGGCCGCCGGCCGCGTGACCCGCTGCCCGCCCGCCTATCTCCTGCCGACGCAAGGGGGCGCCCGGATCATCGCCAGCCGCGGATCCGCCCCGGCCGAACCCCGCTTCAACGCATTTCCGAGGACATGATCATGGCCTTGCCTTTCACGGTCGACGGCCGGACGGCTGCCCAGCAGGGCGCGTCCGTGACATCCAACCCTTATCCCTTCGATAGCGCTGCGTATTACGAGTGGCTGGCGGATTGGCACGCGGGCAAGGCCGCGACGCTTCGGTCCAACGCGCCAGAGCGCGCGAAACTGGCGGCGCTCGCCGATCAGTATCGTCAGCGCGCGGCGTCCATCCGGTTGACGACCACCAGCGGGGGGATCTGATCATGATCCAAGCCCTCATGATCATCATCACGTCCATCGGCTCGAACCCGCACGCCGCCGCTTCGCTCGTGTCGCCCATGGAGTGTGCCGAGACCGCCGAAGAAATGGCCCTGTCGGTCGCGGCAGGCGAGGCCGAGGGCCTTGTGCTGTGCATCTACGGCGAGGGGGTGGACTATGAGTAACTGGCCCTTCGCGCCGCTGAGGCCGCTCTCGTATGACCTGATCATGGCCGATCCGCCCTGGCGCTTCGAGACCTGGTCGGATGCCGGCAAGAAGCACAAGAGCCCGGAGGCCCATTACGAGACGATGCCGATCGAGGAGATCGCGGCGATGCCTGTGGGGCATCTGGCGCGGCGGGATTGCCTCCTCTGGCTCTGGGCGACCAACCCCATGATCGATCAACAGATTGCAGTCCTGAAAGCCTGGGGCTTTCGCTTCGTCTCAATGGGAACATGGGTCAAGCGGACGAGGAACGGCAAGCTGGCTTTTGGCACGGGCCACCGTCTGAGGTGTGCGTCCGAGCCCTTCCTGATCGGCACGAACGGAAACCCTGAAACCTGCAAGTCGATCCGAACCGTGATCGAAGGGCCTTTGCGGCAGCACAGCCGGAAGCCCGATCAGGCCTATGCCGAAGCCGAGCGCCTCGTGATCAACCCCTTTGCGCGCGCCGACCTGTTCACCCGCCAAAGCCGGCCGGGCTGGGACGGCTGGGGCTATGAGGCCGGGAAATTCGATGGAGATGCAGCATGAGTAACGACCGCGAGCAGATCCTCCAGGCCGAGTTGGAGGCGCAGGCCGTCGCGCTGGCCGATGCCATGTGGGCGGCGGCGGTCGAGACGGCAAAGGCCTTCGGCGCGCTGCCCGCCGCCAACGCCATGTTGGCCGCCCTCGCTTCGCTCGAAGGGCAGATGCTGGGCCATATGGTCGACGCCCGGCATCGCCGCATCCTCGCCCGCCAGCTGGACGCGCAGCGCCGTGCGGCGCAGCTCCGAACGATGGCCAGGCGAAATGCGGGCGACGGCTTCCAGACATACACCATTGGAGGGCCGCTCAATGGCTGACCAGGACAGCATCAAGGCAAAGCTGCGGGCGCTTCTGGCCAAGACGACGGCCGCCGGCTGCACCGAGCCGGAGGCGGCGAGCGCCATGGCGGCCGCCGCGCGGATCATGGCGGCCCATGGCATCGACCCGGACGATATCGACACGGTGGATGGCGAGCGGGTGAGCATTGCCCGGTCGAAAGCCAGCTGGCCTTATTCGTTGGTCCACGGCGCCATCGAGCGGGTGTCTCGCGCCAGATCGCACATCCGCTATTCGCATCATGCTGGCGGCCGTCTGAAAATCACCATGCACTTCACGGGGCGACCGTCGGATGTCGCCCTCGCCGAATATCTCTACATCCTGCTGGAGCGGGCAATACGGCGTGCACAGGCCGATTTCCGGGCCACCAAGACGTGGCGCCTAAAGCGCAGTCGCAAGACGCGCGGCGAGGAGATGGCGGCCTTTACCGAGGGCCTGTGCTGGCGGCTGACGGACAGGGTGCTGGAGGTATTCAGCCATCGCCTTCCGCCGCCGCCGGCGCCGACGCAGCAGCCGGCGGTTACGCCGGAGCCGGAGCTCACCAAGGCCGAGCAGGCGCGCGCGCGGAAGCAGTTCCGCGCCTGGGAGAAGATGATCAATCGGAAGGGCTACTGGGCCGGGACGGCCGCCGCCGACGCTATCCAGGTGACGGATGCCATGGCCGGCGAAGCTCCCGAGCCGCAGATGATCGGGAGGTCGTGATGGCCGTGCCTGATCCCGCGAAGCGCCGGTCGCTGATCTCCGCGATCCATGCGGAGGCCGCGAAGCAAGGCATGGACGACGACCTACGGCGCCAGGTCATCGCCAATGCGACCGGCAAGACCTCGTCGGCCGAGCTGACGATCCCCGAACTCGGCCGTGTCCTGGACGCCATCAAAGGCCATGCCGGCGCATGTCAGCAGCCGGCCCGGGGCCGCGCCCTGGCGGAGAGTACTCACGCCCGCAAGATTAGGGCGCTCTGGCTGAGCCTTTGGAACCTGGGCGCTGTCGATAGTCCGACCGAAGCCGCCATGGCGGCGTTCGCCAAGCGGCAGCTGCGAATCGATGCCCTGCAGTGGGTGACGCCGCATCAGGCCTCCTCGATCATCGAGGCGCTGCGCGATATCGGGCGGCGGCACGGTTGGGACGTCAAGCCGGGGTGCACGGTCGCGGAGGCCGAGGTCGCCCTGGCGGGAGCGCAATTCGAGAAATTGCGGGGCTTGCTGCACATAGACGCGGTCGACGAAGCCGTCACTGCGATCGTTTGCACCCAAGGGATCTCGCAGCGGGAGCTGATCCGCCGCTATGGCGAGCTGATCCGCGCCCATAAGGGAGGCGCCCGTGGCTGATCTCCCGATCCAGCTGCGAGAGGCCTTCGAGGCCTTCTGGAAAGCGGTCCCCAAGCGGCCCGCCGACCGCCCCGGTAAAGCCCGAGACGAGTTCGGCCGGCTGGTCAAGCGCGGCGTCGATCCGCAGGCGCTGGTGCGCGCAGCCGGGCGCTACGCCGCCGATGTCCGCGCCCGCTCGGTCGACCCGCAGTATATCCCGCTGGTCGGCCGCTGGCTGCGGGAGGGCGGGCACGAGGCCTTCCCGGACCCGGTGCCCGCCGAGGAGCCGGCCGAGCTGACCGTCGATACCTCGGTGACTCAGGCCCCTGTCCATACCGCCCTAGTGGTCGCCGGCATGACCGACGCCGACCACCGCAGCTGGATCGCCCGCTGCCAACTCGACGTCGATCGGGATCGGTCGGCCCTACTGGTCCGCGCGCCCAGCCGGTTTATCGCCGACACGATCAAGGAGCGGTTCGTTCCGGTCCTGAAGCGCGCTTTCAGTGTCCGCGAGGTCCAATTTATCTCGCCGAGAGGTGGGCCATGACCGCGCCGAGCTGGTACCCCAAGCCCGAAACCCTGCCGGGCGTGCTGGCGCTCATCGCCCAGGTCGTCGGCATCGACGCCGCTTTGCGCGTTGGCCAGGTCGCGGGCGGGCAACAAAAATACATGCCCATGCCCGACAAGGTCGGGCCGAATACCTGGCTGTCCAAACTGATCGGCGTCAAGGCGGCCCGGCTGGTCGCCGCCCGCCACCTGAAGGCCGGGGCGGTGAAAGGGGAGTTGCTGCTCGTCCCCTCCGCCTCGGTCGAGCGGAACGCGATCGCCGTCCGCACGCTGTGGATCCAGCGGGGCTACTCGATCAACCAGATCTCGGGCGAGCTACACCTCGCCCGGCATCGCGTGAAAGAGCTGGTTGAGGGCTGGCCGAAAGGCAACGGCGGCCCGGCTCTTGAAGAGGCCGCCGATCCGGGGCGCTGCCCGGCTTGCGGCCGCCGCCATCCGGCCAAGCGCCTTCGGCTGTCGGATCATCGTCAAATGTCGCTGCCGCTGGCGGCGGCACCGCCTAGGGGCGCAGGGGCCATCTGATCATGCCCGCCCGCCCGCGCGATAGTGGCGGGCATGATTGGACAGATCGAATTTCCGGCGCCCGCCGCCGACCTGAACGCGAATGACCTCGATGTCATGGCGCGCACCATTTTCGGTGAGGCGCGGGGCGAGCAATACCTCGGCCAGGTCGCGGTCGCCCACGTCATCCTGAACAGAGCCGCAGCCGCCGCGCGATACATGCGCAAGACGGGCAAGGCGCACAAGTTGTTCGGGAATGGCCGCGTGGCGTCGGTCTGCAAAGTGCCCCTCCAGTTCTCGTGCTGGAATACCGGCGACCCGACCTATGAGGCCGTGACCGCCGCCAACCTCGATCAGCTCGCACTTCGTCGCGCCCATTTCGTGGCGCTGGCCTGCGCATTTGGCTTCGAGTGCGATCCGACCCTCGGCGCGCTGCATTACCACACGCTGGCGGTCCAGCCGGCGTGGAGCCGTGGACGCTCGCCCGCCGCCGTCATCGGCGGCCACAAATTCTTCAACGACATCCCCTGAGGTCCGACATGCCCAAGCTGACCGCCTACCAGCGCGCCATCGACCTGATTGCGCTCGCCATCATCGTGCTGATGCTCGCCACCGCCGCCTGCATCGCGTGGCCCGTCCCCGCGTTGGCGGCCGACGGCACGACCGTCGATTTCGCCCCTGTGATCACGCCGGTCATCGAGGCCCTCTTCGGGGTGGTCGCGGGGCTTGCCGGCTGGGCCATCCGGCACCTCACCGTCTGGCTCAAGCTGAAGCAGGACAGCGAGGTGAGGCGATATCTGGAAGATACCTGTTACGCCGGCATCGCGCTTGTGCGCGCGAGGTCCGACGCCGCGTTGACCGGGAAGCTCTCGTTCGACACGAAATCTGCCATGGTCGCCGAGGTCGCCCAATACCTGATCGATCGGGTTCCGGGCGCCCTCAAACGGTTCGGCCTGTCGGATGACGCGCTCAAGAACTATGTGCTCGCCCGCATCGGCGGTGGCGTGGTGCTGCCGGCGGCGGATCTGCCGTGACCTGGACCGCCGCCCTTGTCCCCGCCGCCATCATCCTCGCGCTCGCCGGCATCGCCGGGCTCGTGTGGTACGCCAACCGCGCCGGTCGCGTGGCCGAGCGGGCGGATGCTCGGGCCGGTGCCGAGGACCTGCACCGGGCGATGGACGCGGTGGATGCGCGGCCTGCCCCTGATCCTGCTGCTCTGGACGACTGGCTGCGCCGGGGCAGTGGTGGCCGTTGAGCCGCCGGCCTGCCCGGTGGCCGGCGATGCCGTCGCCGACGAGCTGGCCGCCGCCGGGGGCTGCGGCGCCCTGCCGGCGACCTGCGCCTGGCTGGGCCGCCTGAAGGCTCACTGCGACAAGGTGGAGATCCTGCGTGGCGGATGATGCCGACCGCGCCCAGGAGCTGGCCGCCACGCTGAACGATACGGCGCTGATGGCCCATCGGCGGCGGGTGATCGGCCCCGCCCATCAATGGTGCATCGACTGCGGCGGGGGCATCCCGATCGAGCGGCAGCGTGCCGCGCCCGGGGCGATGAGATGTTTCGACTGCCAGCAGGCAGCAGAGAGGAGATGGTGAGTGATGCCCGAATGGTTACAGAGCTGGTGGCCGGCGATCATCCTGGGCACGCCGCTCGCCCTCGGCAGCATCACCTGGGCGATCCGCAAGGGTCTCGCCAGCCAGAAGGATCTGCAGGCGGCGGAAGACAAGGCCACGACGTCGATCGCCGCCGAAGGCAAGCAGCGTGATCAGGATTATCGGCACATACAGGGCCGCTTGAACGAAATCGACCGCCGCCTCGACCGCGGCGAAGACCGTTTCGAGCGCATTGGCCTTCGCCTCGATCAGCTGCCGAACAAGGACGACATCAATCGCATCGCCCTCGGTATGGCCGAGGTCAATGCCGCCGTGGGGAAACTCGGGGTTCGAGTCGAGGGGCTTTCGGATCGCCTCGGCCAGACCGACGAGCGCCTGCAGACGCTCGACGACTACCTGCGTCAGGACAGCCTGATCGAAAAGCAGAAGGGCACATGACATGAGCGACCCGATCGCCGCCGAGCGGCTGGACAATTATACCTTGGTCCGCAATCGCCGCCTGCGCGGCGTCTTGCTGTCGATCCTCGCGATCACGCCGGGCGAGAGGTCCAGTGCCGTCGAGCTTCACGCCATGACAGCGGGCGAAGCCGTGCCCTACACCATGGCCGAGATCGAGGCCCAGCTCGGCTGGCTGGGCGAGCATGGCTATATCGTCGCCACGGTGCGGGTCGGCGAGCTCGTCGGCATAATCACCGATAAGGGCGCCGACGCGGTGACCCGGCGCAACATCGATGCCGAGATCATCCTGCCCCGGCCCAGGGCGCGCTGATGCCCCGGCGCTCCAGCATAGACCGACTGCCGCCCGAGATCCTCGAGGCTGCGGAGCGCATGTGGGCTAGCCATCAGTTTACCCTGGCGGAGATGGTCGAGCGCATCAATGCGCTCTCGCCGCCGGATCCGGTGAGCCGATCGGCCCTGCATCGCAAGACGCAGGAGTGGGACGAGGAACTGAAGGAGATCCGCCAAGCGCGGGACCTGTCGCGCGCCTGGAAACAGTCGGTCGCGGAAGATCCGGACGGCGATATCGGCTCGATCGTCGGCGAACAACTCAACGTACTGGCCTTTCGGGTCGTAAAGACCATGCGGTCGAAGGACGAGGTCCCCCTCGACGAGCTGGCGAAGGCGGCGAAGCTGGGCCGCGACCTCGCGACCAGCGACAAGCTGCGCGCCGACCGCGAACAGCTGGTGCGCGCGGTCACGGCGCCGATCGACGTCATCCAGATTGTGCTCAAGCGGCTAGCGGACAAGGTCAACGAGACCGGCCGGCCGGAGCTGGCGGAAGCCTTGCTTGAGGTACTGGAGCCTGTCGGTCTGGAACTCGCCAGGGAATTTGGCTGATGGCCAAGGGGCGCTTTCGGGGCCTGACCAAGGCCGAGTTCAGGGCGTGGCTGGGCGACCAGGCAGGAGCGCTGCGTAAGGCGATCGAGACCGAGGTCACGGGCCTGGAGGAGAGCCCGGCGGCGATCGCCGAGCGCCGGGCCAGGGCGCTGGGCGCGGATGGCTTCGAGTATTTCTGCCGCACCTATTTCCCTCACTACGTCAAATCGCCCTCCGCCTCGCGGCTGCACCGCCATCTGTTCAAGCGCCTGCCCGAGATCCTGGCCGATCCGGCCGGCCAGAACGACGTGATCGCCGCGCCGCGCGGCGAGGCCAAGTCCACCTTCTGCACACAACTCTTCCCGCTGTGGTGCATCGCCAGGCGGGCCAAGCATTACATCCTTGTCCTCATGGACGCCTTCGACCAGGCGGCCGTGATGGTCGAGGCGATCAAGGCCGAGCTGGAGGCCAACCCGCGCCTGGCGCTGGACTTCCCCGAGATGGTCGGGGCGGGCCGCGTCTGGAAGGAAGGCGTGATCGTCACCAAGGCCGGCATCAAGGTGCAGGGCTTCGGCTCGGGCAAGCGGTTGCGCGGCCTGCGGCATGGTCCGCATCGGCCTGACCTCGCGGTGCTCGATGACATCGAAAACGACGAGAATGTGAAGAGCCCGGAGCAGCGGGACAAGTTGGAATCCTGGGTCGACAAGGCCGTGCTGAACGTGGGCGCGGCCGATGGATCCCTCGACGTGATCTATATCGGGACGACGCTGCACTATGACGGCGTCCTGATGCGCAAGGTCCGCAACCCCCTGTGGCGGGCGATCAAGTTCGCCTCGATCGTGCGCCAACCCGACCGCCTTGACCTCTGGGAAGAGTGGGAGGCGGTGCTGCGCAACGACGGCCCGGCGGAGGCGGAGGCCTTCTACGCGGCCCGCGTGGCGGCGATGAACGAGGGCGCTATCGTGTCCTGGCCCGAGGTCCGGCCGCTCATCGCCTTGATGAAACTGAAGGTCAAGATCGGTCAGGCGGCTTTCGACAGCGAGCAGCAGAACGACCCGATCTCTTCGGAGGATGCGCTCTTCGGCTCGCCCATCTTCTGGGTCTCGCGCATTGCTGCCTGGGTCTTCTTCGGCTCGGTCGATCCCTCTCTGGGCAAGGCCAACCGCAGCCGCGATCCGTCCGCGATCCTGGTCGGCGGGCTGAACCGCGAAACCGGCGTGCTCGACGTGATCGAGGCCAGCATCCGGCGCCGGCTCCCCGACCGGATCATCGAAGATGTGATCGGCTTCGAGGAGCAATACCACTGCCTGCGCTGGGCGGTCGAGAGCGTGCAGTTCCAGGAGTTTTTCCGCACGGAACTGATCAAGCGGTCCGCCGCCAGGGGTGTGCCGGTGCCGGCGGTGCCGGTGATCCCCTTCGCGGACAAGGCCCTCCGCATCGAGCGGCTCCAGCCGCACGTCGGCAACGGGCTGATCCGATTTAACCAGGCGCAGCGCGTGCTGCTCGACCAGCTGCGCCACTACCCCATGGTCGACCACGACGACGGGCTCGATGCCCTCGAAATGCTCTGGTCGATCGCTCTGGGCGCCCCCATTCCGGCGATCGGGTCGGTCGCACCCCGCGCGGCCGTGGCGCCGCTGCCGGGCGGCCGCCTGCTGACCCGCCGCCTCACCATGTTCGGGAGACGCTGAATGATCCGCAAGATACTGGCCAGGATTGGCCTCGTGCGCGATGCCGCGCCGGAGGTGCCGGCACCGGCGCAGCGCGTGGTCGAGGCGCGGGATGACGAGGCGGGTTGGCGCCCGGTCAGTCAGTCCAAGCGCGATCTCTCCCCGGTGACCCAGAAACGCATGATGGAGCTGGCCCATTACGCCTGGGAGCAGCACCGCGTCGCCAACCGCCTAATCGAGCTCCCCCTCGCGTTTATCTTGGGCGACGGTGTCTCGATCAAGGTCGACGATGACGAGGCCCAGGCATGGCTGGATGCCTGGTGGGGCGATCCCATCACCCGTCTCGACCTCAACATCGAAAAACGTGTCCGGGAGCTCGCGCTGTTCGGAGAGCAGGTGATCGTCACCTTCGTGAACCCGATCGACGGCCATGTCCGTCACGGAGCCATCGACCCATCCGCGATCGCCGAGGTCGTCACCGATCCCGAGAATTCGTCCTTGCCGATCGGCGTGACCATCGCCACCGAGGCCGGCGTCAAACGGACCTACAAGGTGATCCTCGACGGCGACGATGCCGAGCTGCTGCGCGTGCCCGCCCTGGTGCTGCGCGACGGCATGACGGCGGGCGAGTGCCATTTCTGGCGCATCAACGATTTGCTCACCGGCTGTCGCGGCCGCTCCGACCTGCTGTCGGCGATCGACCTCGCCGATGCCCTGTCCCAGCTCATTTTCGGCGAGGTCGAGCGGGCCGTCGCCCTGCGCTCGATGGTGTGGGACGTCAAGGTAACGGGGGCGACGCCGGACGATATCGACGAGCTCTCGCGGAAGATGGAGCCACCGGCTCCGATGTCGATCCGCGTCCACAACGAAAGCGTCGAGTGGAATGTGCTCTCGCCCAAGCTGGAGAGTGCCGATGCCGCCGGAACGCTGCGCTCGGTGCGCAACGAGATCCTGGGCGGGGCCTCCATCCCCGAGCATTGGTTCGGGGGCGGCGGCGACGTCAACCGGGCCACGGCCGCCGAGATGGACGAGCCAACATACAAGGTCTTCCGTCGCCGCCAGCTCTTCTGGAAGGCGATCCTTGAGGCCGAGGCGCGCTATGTCCTGCGTCGGCGCCTGATCGCCCAGGGCCGCTCGCCCCGCGAGCTGGATCGGCCAGACATGAAGCCCAAGGCCGATTTCCCGACGATGCAGGCGATCGATGTCAGCCGCTATGCCCAGGCCCTGGGCCAGGTCGTGTCCGCCTGCGCGGCCGCGATCAGCGCGGGGTTGATGACCGACGAGATCGCGGTCGGGCTGATCGCCCTCGTCGCCGGCAAGATGGGCATCGAGATCGACGCCGAGGCGATGCTGGCGGATGCCCGCGCGGCATCCGAAAAGCGCCGTGAGCGCGACGCGTTCGTGGATCCGGCCGCCGACCCGGCGGAGGCTCCGCCGCCGGGTGATCCCGGGGCGGCAGCATGACGGACGAGGAGCGCGAGCGTCGCTTCAGGGCCGAGCGAAGAGAACAGATCAAGCGTGCGGCCCAGATCCAGGCCGAGACCTTCGCCCTCATCAAAGCTCAGCTGGAGGAGGCCCGGACCCGCATAAGTGTAGCCCTGGCATCGTCGCCTAGAGAGTTTCAGACGTGGCGCCTGACCCAGCTCCAGGCCGAGGTTCGCCGGGCACTGGGCGAGGTCGAGGCCCGCGCCGGCGTCGCGGTGGCCCAGGGCCTCGACCGCTCCTGGCAGGCCGGAGCCGAACTCGTGACCAAGCCGCTCGCCGCCGCCGGCATCGACATCGAACCCCGACTCGTCGCGCTCGACCCCAGGCTGCTCGACCAGCTCAAGACGTTTCAGACAGACCGCATCCGCGACATATCCTCGGCGGCGGTCTCCAAGATCAACACCGAGATTGCCCAGGCCGCCATCGGCACCCAAACCCCTTTCGAGGCGGCCTCGAAGGTCGCCGCTCATCTCGGCGGCGCCGAGGACCGCGCCCGCACTATCGTCCGCCTTGAGCTCGGCACAGCCTATTCGGCTGCGGGGCATCAGCGCATGGCCCAGGCGATCAAGGCCGGGGTCAAGGGCCTGCGGAAGCAATGGCGGCGGTCAGGCAAGCTCCATCCGCGGCTGACCCATGAGCTGGCGGACGGTCAGGTGACCGAAGTCGACCAGCCCTTCATGGTCGGCGGCAAGCCGATCATGTTCCCGCGCGACCCGGCGGCACCCATCGGCGAGCGGATCAACTGCGGCTGTGGGCTGCTGCCGTTCATGGCCCATTGGCGCCTCGATCAGCCCGGACAGAAGCCGTATACCGACGCCGAACGGGCGGCATCGCGCGCCGTGAGACAGTCCGACCAGATCCGGGCCGACACCGAGCGTCAGCAAGCCGCCACGCCGCCGGATGCGCTCGCGGCAACCACTCAAGCCGCGCGGGCTTATGTCGTCGATCAGGGGCGGCGCACCGGTCACGAGCACCTGGTCGCCGTCGATGAGCGCACCGGGGAGGTCGTCGAGCGGAGGACGGACGGACGGCGCAGCTCGGTATCGTTCGGTGACGGCTTAATGGCCCTTATGCGGGATCCGCAAAGGTCTTTGGCGTTCCATCACAATCACCCGTCATCGTCCGCCCTGTCTCAGCCCGACGTCCTGGTGCTGGACAGCTTCCCCGGCGCGGCCGCGATTGCGGCTTACGGGCACGACGGCGGTTTTACCGAAATACGCCGTGGGCCGCGCTGGGGTGAGCGAAAATTCAAGAGTTTCGTACTCCTCGTCGACGAAGTGACGCGCCGCGAGCTTCAACGACGAGTGAATGACCGGGATCTGGCCCCCGGCGACGCAACCGCCTTGCACGCCTGGTTGCGGCTGGTCATTCTGGAAAAGTCGGGGTTGGCGTCGACCCGTGCGGAACCGGGCAGCGCCTGGGCGGGTTTAATCGCTGACGCAACATGGGTCGATGATTTCGCCACCCGTGTCGCCAAGCAGCTTATGGAGCGGGCGCCGTGACGTGGCTGGCCAAAGACGAACCGGAAGATCTGTTCTCGCTCGCCGCCTGGCGCGAGTGGCGGGACGATGTCGCTCGCCTGCCGGATACGATCGAAAACAAGCTGGACCTGCTCGCGCTGGCCGACGGATGGATTGCCGATCTGTCGGCGCCGACCTCGGTCATCGACAAAAAGCAGGCCGGGGCCTAGAGCGGGCCGTACAGCGACGAAAGGCCGTCGCCGCACCATCGGGAGCCTGAGAGCGGTTTCCCCCTTTTCGAGAGGCTCGAAGAGGCCTTCCCGGCCCCGGTTTCGTCCCCGGCCTAGGGGCGCAAGGTCCATCTGACCGGATCCGTGCCGCCGCCCGACACTGGGCGCCATGGCAAAGCTCAAACCCACCCCCAAGGATACCGAGGGCGCCCCCCTTGAAGCGGGCGCCATCACGCCGCCGCCCACCGACCAGGTCGACGGCGTCAGCGAGGGCGGCAGCGATGCCGCCCTCGCGTCCGACTCCGCCACCAGCGCGGCCGCCGCCGAAGCGGCGCTGGTCGAGATCGCCCGGCCCCCGATCCTGCCGGACGAGGTCATCTGGTCGAAGATGTCCTGGGCGGAGCGCGAGGAAGCCGGCGGTGACCGCGCCCTCGTCGAGGTCGCCCGCCTTGTCGGCGTGAAGCCCGACGAGGTCTTCGACTTCCGCGCCTGGCCCAAGGGCCTGTCGGTCGTGACCACGGCCGGCCAGAAGATCCAGATCGCCTTCGGGGGCGGCGATGAATAAGTCCGCGCCCCCGCTCACCATCGTCACCCTGCTCGAAGCCGACCCCGAAACCGGGTCGGAGCTCCATCGCGGTGTCCTCGACGTGATCGAGGCGGAGGGCGCCCCCGGGCGCCTCCGGGTCCGTGTTCTTTCCGCCGGCCTGTCGGGCAATCGCAATTACTATCCCGACGAGGTGCTGCGCGAGAGCGCCGCCATGTTCGAGGGCATCCGCGTCATCGTGAAGCCCGACGCCGTGCATCTGGCCGGTGCCGGCAAGGATCCGCGCGGCGTCATCGGCCGCCTGACCCAGCCCAAATTCGTCGCCGGCGCCGGCAAGGACAAGGGCTCGATCGAGGCCGTGTTCGAGGCCCTCGACGATCAGGACCCGATGGTGCTCAAGCTCTTCGCCGCCGCGAAGCGCGGCATGACCGACGTCTTCGGCCTCTCCATCGATGCCCGCGCCGCTGTCCGCGAAGCCCAGGGCGTCCGTCACGTCGCCCGCTTCATCAAAATCAATTCCGTCGACGTCATCGTCGAGCCCGGCGCCGGTGGGCGCGTGCTCGACGTCATCGAAGCCGCCCCCGAACAGGAGCTGCCCATGCGCGCCAAGCTGATTGCCACCATCAAGGCCAAGCGCCCGGCGCTGCTCGCCGGCCGTGACGCCAATGCGCTGACCGACGACGAGCTGGAGGTGCTGCTCACCGAAGCCCTCGGCGCGCCCGTCGATCCCCAGGCCCCGGCCGGCCTCACCCAGGCGCAGCTGGCGGAAGCCCTGGTCCAGGTCGAGGCCAAGACCACGGCGCGGGCGACCGTCGCCGCGTCCAGCCTCCCCGCGACCGCGAAGGAGCGGGTGATCGCCACCCTCGAAGCGCAGGGCGACTGGGGTGCCGCCGCGACCGCCGCCGCGATCAAGGCCGAGCAGGATTATCTGGCGCCCTTCGTCGACGCCGGCCGTGTCGGCGGGCTCGGCGGGATCTCCCGCATCCAGACCGGCGAGACCCGGGCCGAAAAGGTCCAGGCGATGCTGGAGGCATTCTGGGATCCGACGCACCGGGATCACGGCCAGGCGCAGTCGATCAAGGACATCTATGTCCAGATCACCGGCGACACGCGGGTGACCGGGCGTGTCCGTGACTGCGATCAGGGCTTGCTCCGCGAAGCGCTGAATTCCGCCAGCTTCGGCGAGGTCCTGGGCGACGCCATCCACCGCCGGCTCGTGGCCGATTACCGCAGCCCGAGCGTCTATGACGCCTGGCGGTCGATCGTCAACGTGCGGCGGCTTGGGGACTTCCGGACCAATCACATCGGGCGGCTGGGGGGCTACGGGGACCTGCCCGCCGTCGCCGAAGGCGCCGACTACACCGCACTGACGTCGCCGGGTGACGAGGAAGCGACCTACGCGCCGACCAAGCGCGGCGGGCTGGAAACGATCACGCTGGAGATGATCAAGAACGACGACGTCGCCGCCCTCATGAAGATCCCGGGCCGTATGTCGCGCGCGGCGAAGCGGACGCTCGGCAAGTTCGTCTTCGACTTCATCCGGACCAATCCGACGATCTACGACACCGTGGCGCTGTTCCACGCCACGCATGGCAATCTGGGCTCGGCCGCGCTCGATGCCGCCAGCTTCGCGGCCGCGCGCCTCGCCATGCTCAAGCAGACCGAGGCGGGGTCGAACGATCGTATCGGCATCGGTCCCCGCTTCCTGCTGGTCTCGGCCGACGGCGAAGAGGGCGCGGTCAACCTCTTCCGGCGGAACACCAACAACGACAAGACTTTTGTCCAGACCCTGACCCCGGACATCATTCCGGTCTGGTACTGGACCGACGCCAACGACTGGTCGGCCGTCGCCGACCCCGCCGACATCGAGACGATCGAGATCGGCTTCCTCGACGGTCAGGAAGAACCCGAACTCTTCGTCCAGGACAATCCGACCGTGGGCTCGCTCTTCACGGCCGACAAGCTTACCTACAAGATCCGCCACATCTACGGCGGCGCCGTGGTGGACTTCCGGGGCTTCTACAAGGCGGTGGTGGCGTAATGGCCGCCGCCAACCCCTTCGCCGCGTCCGCCGCCGGCATCACCGAGGCAGAAGCCGAGGCGCGGCCGCTGCTGGCCATCGTCGCGGCGGCCGAGGCCATGTGGGATGTCCTCGGCGCTCTGCCCGGCAAGGCCGAGGCGACGCTTGCCCAGCGCCGCCTCGAAGAGGCCGTGTTCTGGGCCTCCCGCGCCGAACAGGCCTGATCCATGCTGGCCGATCTGCAGGACATCGTCGGTGACCTGGTGCGGGATGCCGTCTCGCGCCTGGGCGATGCCGCGCGGGATCGTGCGATCGGCCTCGCCGTCGTCCAGTACGGGAAGGATCGTCCCCGGGTGATGGTCGAGGATCTGGTATCGCTCGCCGGCACGCCCAAGACCCTGCCGTTGCCGGCCGACTGGCTGCAGGGCCAGAGCCGCGCCCTCTCGATCGAATATCCGATCGGCGAGGTGCCGGCATCCCTCCTGCCCCGGCACCTCTGGACGGTCGCGACGGTGCCGGCCGGGGAGATCATCGCCTTGCCGGCCGAGGCCGTCACGGGCGCCGCTCATCGCCTTGCGTGGTCGCGGCCGCATGTCGTCTCCGCCATCGAGGACAGCATCCCCGAACAGGATCGCGAAGCCGTTGCCCAGTACGCTGCCGGCCTGCTGCTCGATCAGCTCGCCACCCTGACCTCGGGTGATCGTGAGAGCACGATCAAGGGCGACAGTGTCGATCATGCCGACGCGGCACCCAACTACGCCGCCCGCGCGAAGACTGCACGGCAGCGGTATCACGACCTCCTCGGCATCGACCCCAAGCGCCTTGCGCCGGCCTCGGTGACGGTCAACCCGCCGCTCGCCTCCAGCAAGGGCGAGGGCCGGCTGCTGTGGCGGAGGAAGCGCTCGTGACCGCGATCCATCACAATGCCGAGGCGATCGCCGCCGCCTTCGAGCGCGCGCCCGAGATCGTCCGCGAGGAGATCGAGGCCGGCGTCTACGAAGCCTCGCTCCTCCTCGAGCGTCTGGTGGTCGAAAAAACGCCGACCAGCGGTGCCGGTACCTTGCGCGAGAGCATCGGCGCCCTCCCGGTGGTCTTCACCGGCGCCGCCTGGGAAGGCGGCGTCGGCACGGCGCTTGCCTACGCCGCGCCCGTCGAAGAGGGCTCGAAGCCCCATATGCCGCCCCTCGCGCCCCTCATGGACTGGGTCAAACGCCGTCTTGGCGTCGCGCCTGATGAGATCGAGGGCGTGGCCCAGGCCATCGCCTGGAAAATCTTCCACGAGGGCACCAAGGCCCATCATATGTTCCGCGACGGCTTCCGGGCCGGCGAGCCGCAGGTCCGCGAAATCCTGGCCGGCCGGATCGACACCGCCCTGGCGAGGATCGCGGCATGAGCGCGCTCGACGACATCCGCGCGGCGATCGTCGCCCGCCTGACCGCCCTCGTCGATATCGGTCAGGTCCACGCCTATGAGCGTTTCGCGAAGGACAACAAGGGTTTCGCCGATCTGTACGGCTGGACACCGGCCGGCGGCGGGCAGCGCGAGGTCCGGGGATGGAATGTCCGCCGCACCGCGTCGCGCGGCCAGGCGCAGCCGGGGGGAACGCTGGTGATCACCGCCTGGCGCCTCACTGGTTTCCTTTCGATGGTCGACCTTGAGGCTTCCGCGCATACCGCCGATACCTTGGCCGATGCCGTTGCCGCGACGTTTCGTGCCGATCCGGGACTGGGTGGCCTCGCGATCGGCGATCCCGTCGAGGGCATCGACGGCCCGGTGCTCGCCCTGTCGAGGCCGGTGATGTTCGCAGGTGTGCTCTGCCACGAGCTGCAACTCGACTGGGTGACCGAGCATCTGGAGCCTTCGGCCGGCACCGGCCTGGACGGCGAGGCCGGGCCGGTCGCGACCCTGCTCGATGCCGTTGTCACCTGGCTCCGCGCGACAGTCATGCCGCCCTTCGGGGCTGTCGAGGGCCGGCTCCAGTTCGACCCGGCGCGGGACGCGATCGCTGCGCCGCTTGCCCTCGTGGTGACGCCCATCCGCGACGTCGCGGCCCCTGCCGGCACGACGATGCGGGTGCGGCAGCGTGTCGAGGTCGATTTCGCGGTCTGGCTGACCGCCGCCGATCGCTTCGCCGACGATGCGGCCGCCCTCAACGGCCTGGAGACCCTGCGCGCCCTGCCGCGCCAGTCCCTGCTCGGGTGGGGCGAGGCCGCCGGCGTGACCGACAGTCCCATCACCTTCAGGGCCGGCGAGACGTGTCCGGCCCGCCCGGGCCGGCTGGCCTGGCGCGATACCTACACCACCGCCCTCTACTACCAGCAAAGCTGAGGCCCCATGACCAACACCCCCAAGCCCACCGAGGGCGGCCGATACGAGCTGATCGACGGCAGCCTCGTCCAGCACCAGGCGCCGACCGAACCCGGGGCCGGCGGGCCGCGCAATGCGGACGGCTCGTCCATGTACACGACCGACAAGTTCCGCGCGGCGCCGCCCGCGTCGCCGGCCCCGGCGCCGGTCGAGGCGCCGACCCCCCCGGCCGAAGCGGCGGCCGAAACGGATGCCGGCGAGACCGCCGGCGCCAAAAAAAAGCGCTGAAGGAGGGCTGAGCGATGGCCTACAAGTGGGAGCAGAAGTTCATCCTCCTGAAGCCGGAAGTCACCTACGGCACTGACTCTGTGCCGGCGGCCGGCACCAATGCCTTCTTGACGGCCAATGGCCAGATCAAGCCCCTCGTCCACCAGAAGGTGGCGCGCAATCTCGACGGCGGGCGGCTCGGCAACGAAGGCGAGCTGGTGGTGGGCGAATACGTCGAACTGAGCTTCGACGTCGAGGCCGCGGGGTCCGGCGCGGCCGGCACGGCGCCTGCCTACGGGCCTGCGCTGATTGCCTGCGCCATGGCCGAGACCGTCGTCGCGACCACGCGGGTCGACTACAAGCCCGTCGACAGCGGCGAGGCCTCGGCCTCGATCTACTTCTATATCGGGCGACTGCGCCACAAGATCGTGGGCGCCCGGGGGACCGTGAAGCTGACGGGCGCGGCCCTGGCCATCCCGAAATTCCAGTTCACCTTTATCGGCCTCTGGGTCGGGGTCAGCGATTACGCGCAGGGTAACGGTAGCGGACCCATGGCGGCCTTCAAGGATCCGGAGGAGGTATCGTTCGCCAACACCCTGATCACGCTGCACGGGTCCACGCTCGGCGTGAAGTCCTTCGACATCGACTTCGGCGTCGAGAACCAGTATCGCAACATTACCGGTTACGAAGGTATCATTTACGGCGACCGGCAGGCCAAGGGCTCGATCCTCTTCGAGGCGCCCGATATCACGACAAAGGATTGGCTGGCGGCGATCAAGGCGGAGACGCGCGATATCCTGACTATCACCCATGGCTCTGCCGCCGGCAAGAAGGTGATCGTCTCTGGGCCGAAGGTCCAGCTCGTCGATCCGGCTTATCAGGAAGACCAGAAGCTCCTGATGATCCAGGCCGGCCTGAACCTCTGTGTCGGCACCGTGGCCGACGATTTCACCATCACCATCCAGTAACTCGCACGATATCGGAGCCCTGCAATGGAAATCTCTTTCAGCGAAAAGCCGCGCTTCAAGGCGCCCGTCAAGGTGATGCGTCCGAACGACAGTGGCGGGTTCACCACCGAGAAGTTCACCGCTCACTTCTATGTCATCGACCACGAAGAGCAGAAGGCGCTGCGCGACGGCGCGGTCGATCCGGACAAGGAGGTGCTGCGCGCCGCCCTCTGCGGCTGGGACGGCATCACCGAGGCCGAGACCAAGCAGGAGCTGGGGTACACGGACGCGCGCCGCGACGCCCTCCTGAATGTGCCGTACATCGCGATCGGCCTGGCGCAGGCCTATTTCCCCAGCCTGTCCAACGGCACGACCCGGCGAAAAAACTGACCGACGCCGCCCGGACCTGGGCAGGGGGCGGCGACATCAGCCCGGGTCAGCAGGATGCCCTGCTCGCCGAAATCGAGATGTGGGGGCTGTCCGGCCCGGGCGCGGATCAGCTCCGCGCCCGGGCCAGCCGTCAGACGGTGATCGAGCTGTGGCCAGTCAACGCGCGCCCCTGGGAGCTGTTCATGTCCGTCGCGACCCAATGGCGATACGCCGGCATGACCGGGACGATCGTCGGGCTCGACTACGCGGCGGCCGAACTGGTGTTGAGGACCAAGGGTGTGACTCTGGACGGCGAGACCATGGCTGACCTGCAGGCGTGCGAGAGCGGGGCCTTGCAGGCCTTCCGCGCGCGCGACGAGCGGCGCGCGGCCGAGGAGCGGTCGCGCCGTGGCTGACGATCTCAACCTTCGCATCCGGCTGACTGGCGACGGCTCCGAGCTCAAGGCCGAGCTGGTCGGGGTCAAGGGAGCGGTCACCGATCTCGGCGCGGCGGCGACGGCGGCGGGCGCCCAGGTCGACGCCGGCCTGGCCAAGGCCGATGCGGCCGCCGCCGAGCTCGCGGCGGGCATGGCCGAGGCAAAGGGCGCGGTCACCGAGCTGGGCGCGGCGGCGGCAACGGTCGGTGCCCAGGTCGATGGCGGCCTGGCCAAGGCCGATGCGGCCGCCGCCGAGCTGGCGGCAGACATGGCTGCGACCGCCGCCGCCGGGCGGGACCTGGCTGCGGGGGCCGCATCGGTAACGGGCGCCCTTGACAACGCCGCCGCCAAAGCTGCGGCGACCGGCTCTGCATTGACGGATGCCGGCGCCGACGCCCGCGCCCTCGGCACCTCCGTCACCGCCGCCGCCGCCCAGATCGATGCCGGCATGGCCGGCGCGGCCGCAGCCGTCACCGGCCTGGGCGCCGGTCTGGCATCGACGGCCGCCGCCGCCTCATCGGTCAGCCAGTCCTGGCAGCAACTGGCCGTCACCGCCGGCCTGGTGGCGACCCAGCACGATCAGTTGGGCGCGTCCTTTCGCGGTCTGACTGCCGCCGTTGGCCTGCAGGCCGCCGAGATCGAGGCCTTGCGCGCCCGCTATGTGCCGCTGGCGGCCGCCGAGGCCGCCCATAAGGCCGCCCTGGACGAGATCGCCCGCGCGACCAAGATCGGCGCCCTGTCCGAGGCGGAGGCAGCCTCCGCGGTGGCGCGCACGACGGCGGCCTATCAGGCGGCGACGGCGCGCATCCACACGATGGGGGCCGGCCTCGGCACCCTGGGCGGTCAGGGCAAGCTGACGGGCCAGCAGATGACGCAGTTGAGCTATCAGCTCAACGATGTGGTGGTTTCGCTGGCCGGCGGGATCAACCCCTTGATGGTCCTGCTGCAACAGGGCAGCCAGATCACCCCGCTTTTCGGCGGGGTCAAGGGTACGCTCTCGGCGCTTGCAGGTGTCTTGACACCAACGACGGTCGGCTTCGGCCTGTTGGCGGCCGGGGTGGGCCTCGGGGCGGTAGCTTTCAGCCGATACATCACCGCCACCAAGGAGGTGGAGGTCGCGCTTGCCGGAATCGGGCGGGCCAGTGGCGCCACGGTCGGCCATATCCAGGAGATCGCCGAGGCGACGGCGGATGCCGCCGGCCTCTCGGTCCCGGCGGCGCGCTCGATCGAGCTGGCCCTTGTCCGCACGGGTAAAATCGGGGTCGAGCAGTTCGCCGGGCTGATCGGCATCACGAAGGATTTCGCGGCCACCCTCGGGACCGACGTCGAGACGGCATCGGCCAAGCTCGCCGAGATACTGGCCGATCCCGCCAAGGGGGCCGAAACCCTCACTCGCCAGCTCGGCCTGGTCGATGGAGCCACGGCCCGCTACGTCGAGCGTCTGGCGGCGCAGGGCCGCACGACCGAGGCGCAGAACGCCTTGATGGAGGCGATGAAGGGTCGCCTAGCGGACGCCGAGGCGGCGACGACCGCGCTGGGCCGTGCGTGGGATTATGTCGGCCGAATGGCGTCGAATGCACTGGATGCGATCGGCGGTGCCATTGATCGAGCGGTGACAGGCCCCTCGGATGAGCAGCGAGCGAAGGAGCTGCGGGACGCGATAGCCGCGCGCGAAGGCGGCGCTCCATCGATTCCTGATTATGTGTCCCCTGAAGTGCGGCGCATGGTGGAGGCGGATTATCGCAATCGCCCCGGGGCGGTTCCCGGTTCCGCCTCGGCGGAAGCTGCTATCGGTCAACTTCGGCGAGAGCTTGCCGAAGTCGAGGCGCGGATCGAGGCCAAGGCCGCCGCCGCCGAAGAGCAGGCCGCATTGGTGGCGGCCCGCGCCACCGGCGACGCCGCCCTGACCCTCGCCGACAGCCTGCCGAACAACAGCCGGGCGGGGCGCATCACCGCGCTGTCGGATCAGGAAGCCAAGCTACGGCGCGGGCTCGACGCGCCCGGCCTGTCGGCCGAGGAAAACGCCCGCATCGCCGCCTCGATCTCGGCCGTCGTCCATGCCCGCGAGACCCTGCTCGCCCAGACCGACCCGATCGCCGAGGCGGGCGCGGCCGAGCTGGCCTCGATCCGGGCGATCACGCCGGAGCAAAAGCGGCGCGCGGCCGAGGAAAAAGAGCGCCTGGCCCTGGTGGGCGAAGTCATCACCGCCGACGAGGCCCAGGCGCGGATCACCGCCGCCGGGGCGGCAGCCTATGAACAGGCCACGGCCTCGCTTGGGCGGCAATCCCGTGCGCTGTCGGTCAACGCCGCGTCCTCGCTGTCGGCTGCGCAGGCCTGGCTGACCTCGTCGGAGGCCGGGGTCGCGGCCGAGGCGGCGCGGGCGGCGGCGGTCACGCAGGGCCTGTCGGCCCAGGCCGCGCTCGACGAAGAGATCGCCAAGGCGGCCCTGTCGGGTGCCCAGCAGGCGGCCCAGGCCGGCGACCAGGCTTCGGCGCAGGCCCGGCTGACCGACGCCGTCGCCGCCGGCACCATGACCTCGGCCGAGGCCGGCAAGCAGATGCAGGTCGAGCAGGCGCTGCGCCCGCTGCTGATCCTCGCCGCCAATGCCGAGGGCGATGAAAAGAAGGTCCTGACCACCGTCATCGAGCGCCTGCGTGGCGCCTATGCCGAGCTGAACGCCGAGCAGGAGCGAGCGGCCGCGGTCGATGCCACGGCCCGCCAGCGCCAGGCGCTGAGCCTTGCCGAATACGAGCTGTCGCTGACCAGCGAGACGGCAGAACAGCGCGAATATCTGGTCGCGCTACGGCAAAAGGAAATCGAGCTGCAGGAGCGCTATGGCGCCAACTGGCGGGCGATCGCGGGCGAGGAACTGCGGCTCTATGACCAGACCCTGCGCACCAATGCCGAGCTGAAGGCCCGTACTTCACAGTCCGATCTCGTGACCGGCGCCTGGCGACGGGCCGGGGAGGCGATCCAGGACAGCCTTTCGAGCTCGTTCCGAAACGCCCTCGATGGCGGCTCGGATGCCTTCGAGAATTTCGCCGACGACACAATCGACATGATGAAGGATGTCGCGGCCGAAATCGCATCCGCCCTCGTCTTCAAGCCCATCGTCGGCTCGATCACCAGCACGCTGTTCGGCGGCGGCGTGTCCCAGCAGCTTGGCCTGACCAGCGGCAGCGGCATCGTTCCGGGCGGTACCACTGGAGGCACATCGTCTGTCTCGGGCGGCGACCTGCTGGGCCTCGGCCGGATGTTCGGTGGTGGCGACCTGTTCGGCTCGACCGGGATGCTGGGCGGGGTCAATTCTTACCTCTTCGGTACTGCAGGCTCCTCCGCCGCGACCACCGGCGCGGCGTCGGGTTTCCTGACCGGCGGCGGCGCGGCGTCTTCCGGTTCGGTTGCTTCGCCAGGCCTGTTCGGAACAGCGGGATCGACGAGCCTTGGCGCTGTGCTGGGGTCGGCGGGCGCCGGCTTCGGGATCTCGCAACTCATCGCTAGTTTCGCACCGGGCAACAAGCTGGCGAGCGCGGGCGGTGGCGCCCTCGGGGGCGCGCTGATCGGGGCAGCGGTCGGCGGTCCCGTCGGCGCGGTCGTCGGCGGCATCGCCGGCCTGCTCGGCGGCCTCCTCAACGACAAGCCCAGCGACAAGACGGGCACGGGCACGGTGTCCGATTTCAGCTCGACATCCTCGCCCGAGGTCGGCGGCCTGCAGGGCGAAAAATACTCGGCCGAAAACCGCGCGGCGGCGACCGGGGCGGTCGACGCGCTGCGCGACGCGGCACAGGCCGCGTTCGGCGATTATGTCGATCTGTCGGGCGTTTCCGCCTCCATCTCCGTCGGCAGCCGCGATGGCTCGCGGGCCTTCTTGCGCCAGGACGGGCAGCAGGTCGGCGAATATCGCGCCTCGTCCGACGAGGAAGGCGTCAAGTCGATCATCGGCCAATCGCTGGTCAAGATTGGCAAGCTCTACGCCGACAAGCTCCCGGAGGAGGTCCGCAAAGCCCTCGACGTTGTCGACTTCAGCAAGGATGTCGACGAGGCGCTGAGACTGCTGGATTTCGCGGGCAGTTACCGGGACACGGTCACCGCGTTGACCGAAGGCATCGGCCTTGAAAGCGAGGCCCGCAAGGCGGCCCGAACGGCGATCGAGGATCAGATCGACGCCCTCGACAAGTTCAGGGAGGACGCCGAGACCATCGGCCTGTCCGGCGCCGACCAGGCGATCCGGGCCTTCGCCTTGACGATGGTCGGGCTCAAGGACAGCGCGGCGGATGTGAGCGAGACCGAGGCCGCGCTTGCCGCGCTGGACGAGCAGTTCAAGGTCTTGGCGGCTCGGGCAGCGGAGCTGGGGCTCACCTCGGCCGAGGTCGCCGCCGGTTATAAAAAGAGCCTCGAAGCCATTCGGGATGCTTTCGAGGCGGATCTTGACCGGGCCATCAACTCGGCCTCGGGCTTCGCGATCTATGACCAGGTGCAGGACCTGCTCGACCAGCAAGCCCAGCGCCAGAAGGATGCCGCTGCCCTCGGCCTCGACAGTGCCAAAATCGCCCGGTTGTCGGTCCTCGAAATCGCTGCGGCGACCCGCAAGGCGACCGACGCCCAGCTCGCCGGCATCGCCGAGATTGTCACCGCGTCGGAGAGCATGGCGGCGCAGATCGGCCTCACGATGGGCCGAATTCTGTCCGAGATCGACGAGCAGATCGCGGCTGCCGAACAGGCGTCGACGGTCGCCCGCCGGAGCGCCGAGGCGTGGCGCGCTGCTGCCGACAGCGTGACGGCGGCCATCGCGGATCTGCGCGGCTCCGACCTCTCCAACCTCTCCCCGGCCCAGATCCTGGCGGAGCGGCGGGCGGCGCTGACCGAGACCGCCGCCGCCGCCAAAGCCGGCGATGTCGACGCCCTCGCAAAATTGCCCGAGCTGGCCCAATCCTTCCTGGATCAGTCCCGGGATTACAACGGCGATGCCCAGGTGTATGGGCGCGATTTTGACTGGGTCCAGCGACTGCTCACCCAGGCCGGGACAGCCGGCGACCATTGGGGGGACAAGGCCGATCGGCAAGCCGATCTCCTCGACCGCCAAGCCGAGCTGCTGCAGGACATTGCCGACAATCTGACCGCCCCGGAAGGCCCCAACGCCGAGCTGCTCAAGCGCCAGCAGGCCGAACTGCAGCGCATATCCGGG